AAAAATATCAAGTTCTCAGGGAACACCTCAAGGAAACCAATAACGAGGAATTCGATATGTTATACGACGAAATTCCTATAACTGCACATTACCGTATCTCAAAAGGAGCCGTAGGCTACAATACAAATAAGGGTAACGAAATAGGTTTGTGTATAGACGGTGATACAAATGAAATTTTCCACGTTCTTCTACACGAACTTGCACACTGTACAGTGGAAGAGTATTCACATAGTAAAGAGTATTGGGAAAAGTTCAAAAAGTTACGTAAAATAAGTGTTGAATTAGGTATATACGAAGAAATTCCAAAGAAAACTAAGTTTTGTAATAAATATGTACAGGATAAATAATCTTTGTTACTATTAAATAATAATGTCCGAAAACGGAATAACGTATAAAGGTATTGGTACATCCGTCCTTCTTTGGGCCCTTCTCATGGGTATGAACACTTCCCCATTACTCTTCGATAACTATTGGTATAACATGACACTCCTACATTTGATCGCGCCCATTTTCATTAATAGGTTAATGAAAGGTGGTGCATTTTTCGGGTACGCGTCCCTTGACTTCCAGGGTCTTGTCGTGATATCGTTCTTGGCGTACCTTTTTGCTATACTTGTTACACAAGTTTTTGATAAGAAAATACAAGAACACTATAAAAATTACGGGAAAGATGCGAGAAGTACAGGTATTGTCTATTCACTTCGCGTAACTGGGTTTGTAATTGGTATGCTTCTTGCTTACCCTATCTTAACAAGAGATAAAGGATTAGAAGGATTTTTCGCAAATTCTATTAATACATCTGTTTAAGTGTATTTCTTAATAATATAAAATACAGCTGCGGCAGCTACACCAGTTGACGCTAAACCAACCATACTTCGGTTCCCTTGGTCGTTAAGAAACGATGGTACGAAGTTCGCAAGTTTTTCTTGAACTGGCTTACTAATTGCTATCGCAGTACAAACCGCGACGACGAGAGCTTGAAACTGTTCATCCGTTAAATTAAATGGATTAGCGTTACCGTTACTTTTATTTGATTGCGCTTGTGGTTGCGCTTGTGGTTGTGCCTGTGCTTGCATCATTGGTGCTTGCATTTGCATTTGCGTCATACGAGGATCCTGTGCCATCATAGGTGGTTCGAGTGGTGCTTCTGGTTGTCCCATAATATCGGAAATTGATGTTGAATCCATTATCTGTTTATTTTCACTTAGATTTTTTTCAAGGGGAATATTCGGCATTTGTTGTTGCTGTTGTTGTGGGGAAAATGTAGGTGGAGGTAAAGGATTTGTTTCGTTATTAGCAATAAAATTAGTCGATTTGTTATTATTTAAATTAACCATACCGTCCGAATTTTCAGAAAGATTCATTGTATAAACGTCTGTCATATACTATAACCTATGTTTTCGTTTTTTTGTGTTTACGCATTACCCTGGATTATTATCGTAATGTATAATTTGGATACAAACACCCAAACGTTTTTATAATTCTAGGTAAATCGTTTAATTCATCGTAAAGACACATGTCGTGATCAACATAAACTGTTTTAGTTTCGTGACATACATCAATCAATACACGATACCCATCATCACCATTCGTAATCGTTTTTTCATCGTTATGTTCGGTATAAACTTCAGTTTTTTTAAATCTAGATTTATATCGAGGTATTAAAAAATCTGGTGCTGGTAATGGAAATATATTTAACGCTGAACTTATTGGTCTAACAAAACGTCGTATCATTTCTTCTTAATAACCTTTAATGGAGTTGTTTTTTTAACTGCGTTTCTATCACCTACTTTCATATTACCATGCCTTGGATTAAACATCTTTTTATGCGTTTGCCAATATTGTGGTGCACCTACCTTAAAATTTTTACGTAAAGTTGCCTTGTACCAGAAAACACAATCTTCTATTCTATTACTTTTTGATGTATTATCTAAAACTAAACACTCGTAATTCTCCGTACATGAATCCATTACCTTGTTAAACATCTCAAATGTAGGGAAAATTCCAAAAAAGGATTTATACAACTTCTCGCGATTTTGAATAATGTTTTCACGAAGAATAAATACGTAGTCAACGTTTGCCCTGAGTGCTGGTGGTAGATCCATACAATATTGCATGGTTAACATGAAAAATATCTTCCAATGACGACCATTCATAAAACATTGACGAATACACGTATCTTTCATAAATTTTGAATCATACATACAATCGTCTAAAAGAAGAAACGCACCACAATTTGTTTTACCTGCACCCACGAGTTTCCTTTGTCTTTCCATGACACGTTCTATAGCTTCTCTATCGTAATCACCGTATATGAAAAGATCAGGTATATATTGTTGATAATAATGATTACCCTCTTCCGTTGCTGATAAAACTATTCCTGCTGGTAAATGTTTTTTATGATACAGGATATCAGTAACAAGTGTTGATTTACCCGTATTACGTTTTCCTATAAATACACACACCTTATCATCGGCCATGTTTTCGGGTTTGAATTTCCGAAGTTGAAGATTCATCTACTCTAATGCCTCGTTTTATTTTATAAAATTTTACTCACATAGAGTAAGAATGTCTGGTAGAATAAACCTTGCTGTCACAGGTATCCAGGACCAATGGCTTACGGGGGAACCCGAATTTTCGTATTTCCTGGTAAATTTTAAAAGACACACTAAATTCTCCATAGAAGCTATAGAAACGCCTTTTGATGGTGAACCTAACTTTGATACGTCGATAGAATGTCGTATACCATCTAATAAAGGTGATCTTATACGAAGTATGATGCTTAAGTTTACTTTACCTCAACCCACGGGGACTGCATCTGGTGGTAAAGATATTAGATACAATAAATCTATAGGTTCTCGTATAATAGAACACGCAGATTTACGTATAGGAGGTCAAACTATTGAACGTATAACGGGTGATTATATTTACATGTATAACCAAATACACAATAATCACGACGATGTCGACCAAAGTCTCTATTTTCTATCTGGACACAATAAATATATACCCGTTTCTTACGATTGGGATTATAGTGTAATGTTACCGTTTTACTTTTTTAGACATCCAAGTTTAGCTTTACCTGTATGTGCTCTAACAAAACAACTCGTTGAAATTGAAATAAAGTTTAGAAAACTGGAGGATATAACTATAACCTACACTACTTCATCTGGAGTTATAGAAGATCCACCTTCGGACGTATCATCCTCAATTAAAAAAGTTTCATTGGTAACAGATTTCTTTTATATAACCGAAAACGAAAAGAATTTCTTATTATCACGACCAATCGAATATGTTATAACACAACTTCAAATGTCACAGTTCAAAATGAAAGCTGGAGAATCGAAAAAGTCTGGTATGCTTAACTTTAAAAATCCTGTTAAGGAAATGTTTTTTATAGCTAAAAGCGACGATGTATTTAAATACAACCCAATTAAACATGTTATAATGAAATTTAACAATAATACAATTATAGACGCTGATAATTTGATGCTAAGTTATGAACAACCTCTAAAATACTACACGGGAACTACAGAAAATAACTTCGGTGTATACAGTTTTTCACTAAAACCAGAAACGTACTACCCAACAGGACAAGTTAACATGAGTAGAATTGCACACAATTTGATAGAAATAGAACTCGATAGTCCAGATTCAAGTTTTGAACACAAAGTTTACGTGTATGCAGTTAACTATAATGTTTTGCACGTTGAAAGCGGACTTGGTGGTTTAAAATTTTAGTCAGTTATACTAGTAATGGCTGGACGTGTTCAATTAGAAACATCTGGTCCACAGGACGCTTTTTTTACCGATGATCCAGAATATACCTATTTCATAAAAAATTTTCAAAAACACTCTAATTTTGCACCATTCTTTGTCGATTTAGACGTTGAAGGTGAAGTTGAATTCGGTAATACCATAAGGTGTACCATACCTCAAGACCAAGGTGACCTTTTAAAAACAGTAAGTTTAAAATTCGAATTATCGGAAATACAACAAAACTTATTAGGTGGTATAGCAGGTATTGGGTATGTTGAGTCTATAGGACATGCTATAATAGAATACGCAGAACTTATCATAGGTGGAGAAGTTGTACAACGTATACCAAGTGATTTCTTAGCTATATACTCCGATAATTATGTTACACAAACAAAACAGAATAACTTATCAAAACTTATTGGAAAACAACCCAAAGAACTTTCAGGTACACCTGTATGCAATAACATAATTTCTGGGTATTTAGGATTTGCAACACAAAAACAGAAATTTTTCGTTGATATACCCTTTTATTTCCACAATAACCCCGAACTTGCTATTCCCATTTGTGCAATAGATAAACAGGAAATTGAAATTGTTATTAAACTTAGAAAACGTGGTGATTGTGTATTTGGTCACAGTTCTAGCACTCCAGCTGATTCTGATAATATTCGTTACTTAGGAGACTATGTAACAACAAAGGGACTCATACAAAATACAAAAATAAATATAGAAATGATTTCTCTAAATGAACAGGAAAAAGAACAGTTCATAAATACCAGTAAAGATTATATTATTACGCAAATACAAGAAAGTAAACAAGTAATACCACAAGATCCTAATATAGATTCTATAGTTGATGTTAAACATAAACTTGAATTTAAAAATCCTGTAAAAGAATTATTTTTTATAATTCAAAGAATTAGAAAGGTTGTTAGTGGTCACTTTGTTACCAATTTTGATTACGATTCTCAGTTTCAATTGTATGACGGAGAATATATTAATTATGAACATTTAAAAAGTTTAGAACTAATACTCGATGATAATACAATTTTAAACGAAAAAACAGGTAATGTTATAAATTTACGCGCTATACAAAGTGGTATACATCATTCACGAACACAACTTTTTAGAAGGTATTATTCATACAGTTTTGCACTCGAACCTGAACGTTGGTACCCAACAGGTCAGAAAAATTTTAGTATGGTTAAAGATCAAATATTAAAACTTAAAGTAATACCTGATAATTCAGCACAAAGAGAACTTAGAGTTTTGGCACATAGTTATAATATACTCCGAGTGGAGAACGGTATTGCTAAAACATTATTTTAATACAATGAATCAACAAGAAAAAGACGCTACAACACAACTCACTGAACAGTTTCAACAAACGGCTCTAGATGTTATACAACCCGTAATGGAACAGGCCGTTGTTTTTGCAGCAGAATATGCAAAAGCGTGTGGTCGCGATACTATACTTTCTAAAGATATGGAATACGCTATGAAGTATTGTGCAATGAACGAAGTTGGTAAGAAAACGGGTTCATATTTTCCAGAAATTTACGATGAATCAGATAGTGAAGAAGATGAATTGAATATAGTAAACGAAGACGATATTGAATTCGAAAGGTATTCTGGACGAGAATACAAATTCGTTAAAATGAACATGGCATACGATAATTGGGATACGTGGGTGCCGAAAAATCCAACAGAACAGATGTTAAAAAATGCTATAGATAGTAATGGAGACTTCTGATTTAGAAGGATTTGACAAGAATATTGGGTATTTTAAAATATCGAACTGTGATGATGATAGTTCGGGTAAAAGCTCAGACTCCGAAACTGAAACTGAAACTGAAACCGAATCTGAAACCGAATCTGAATCCTCAGGGTATTCTTCTTCTAAGGAAAAACCCCCTAAAAATATGAAAGGGTACTTAAAAAATACGAAAAAGTATAAGAAAATTTTATTCGAGGAAAACTTTCTCCCAGAATAAAATCTATATTTATAGTATAAAAAATGTCTGCTGCCAAAGAAACTATCACGCTCGTCGCCTCGGAACTCGAGTCGCAATCTCTCAACGCTATCGTCGCTGGGTTTTCCTTCGCCGCCGCCCTTTCGTGGGTTGACTTGGTCAGATGGTTGGTTAACCAAGTGATCAAGGTTAACAAGAACGGTGGTATGAACTACACACTTACCGCTTTGTTTACCACTCTCTTGTCCATCTTTGTGTTTATGATCACTTCCAGATTGTCTTCCAAGGTTAACAAGCCAGCGCAACCAGTGTTCGCTGTTACTAAGTAAGTTCAGGTCGTTTAGGTTTCTTTATAATTAAAAGTAAAAATAAACCTACTGCAACTACCATAAATATAGGTATAAAACCATCCCATTTATGTACATCCTCTCTAAACTCATAGGGGATTTCCATAGGTGTAGGTAAACTTTCCCCTCGTTTAGATCTAGGTATATTTTCCATTTTATCTGTAGAACATGTTACAGCAAGTTTTAATATATGATTCGCATTTCTAAAATCGTACGGTATGAGACGATTATTACTACTATAATAAAATTGAACACGTAAACTTGATATTGTTTTTTGTGCACCACTATCAAAATTATGTTCGACGGCATCATCTACACCAGAATAGTTAATTACGTCTCCACACATGAGTATTCGTCCAGTATAGAAAGGTGTATCCGAAAATATAGTCTTATTAAATTCATCAGACCCGCTACTCAGTTTTACTATAATAGCATCCGCACCCTGTAAATTAATACTACCAGTCGTCAATGAAGAACCACTAGATGAAATATCAGATGCTGGTAAACCAAGTATATCGTGTGGTGTAGTATACCCTATAGCGTTTGTATTATACCCATTCGTACCTGAATAGAATTTGAACGTAAAATCACTTGAGCCTGTAAAAGTTATTGCGTTCGTATCTTTATCAAAAGTAGCACCGGTTATAACAGTACATGCAGTTTTTACAGCGTCAGCAAGTTCTTGACCGCTATAATTTCCAATGGGTATAGTTACAGTCTGGGTACTCCCACCATTTGTTAACACTTGCATTTGATTATTTCGAGAATGTATGAGAAACTGACTGTTATGAATACGTGCTGATATTAATGAAATTTTTGTGACTTCATAAACAGGTGTTTTTAATTTAACAACATAGTCTGCAGGATTCGAATAAGAAACGGGATCTCTTTCTCCACTATCTATGTCTAAGGTATGTACCCTCATTAAAATATAGGAGCATTATTTTAATGAGTG